TCCAGCAGGTCGCTCTCGGTGTAATCCAGACCGATCCCATCCACCAGTGACACCTCGTCGTCTCCGATGTCCTGACGCTGCTTGATCGACAGCTTGCGTGCCCGCTTGGGCAGGAACTGCACCGACGCCGTCCGCAGGATGCCCTCGTCGATCAGGGCGTAGATTGTCGCCGCCTCGGGGAGCGACTGGCTGAAGTGCGCTCGCGCTATCGCACGGTTCTTGGTCAGCCGCACGCTAAGGTTCCCGTCCGGTCCCTCGCTGGTCCCGATCGGCAGCGTCATGTTCAGGCCGTGGTCGAACAGCACGACCGGGTTGGTGCGGTAGTGATCGAGCATCAGCCCACGCCCGCTGTCACCCTCTGTGATCTGGACGACGTTGCCGTGCCGGTTCGGTTCCTTCTGCCGGGTCAGCACCACGAAGTCAGCAGACATCTTTGTGGGCTGAGTGCTTTGCACCACCGTCTCGTCAGACCAGTGCTGGAGGTATCCGGTGGGCAATCTCTCGAACTCGCTGGAAGCTGCCAGTGCTTCCTCGCTGTTGAGGAATGCGCCCTGACTCCCCTCGAATGGCTCGTTCCGAGGAGTGACCGGACCAGAAGCGCGAAGTTCTATCCGGCTTGCTGATTGCCTGAACTCTGGTGGTTCCAAGTCCACCGACTGCTCTTCCTTGAGGTCATCCTCCTCCTCGCCGTATTCCGCTGCCCACTGTTCCTCGCAGTGTGCCAGTCGCTTCTCGTCGTCGGGGATCTCAGCGACGACATCCGCATCAACTATGCAGTCCGCGATCCACTTGTCTCTCGGCTCGTCTTCACCCTTCGCCGGACCATCGGGGTCGTCATCTTCGGCCTGATCGACGGAGTATTCCTCGGGCGCGGCTTCCCCTTCGCCCTCGGCGTCTGGTGCTTCGGCCTTCGACCAGATCAGCTCACACACCTCCTCGCGTTCGCCGTCCGATTCGTATTCCTCGTTCATGGCCTCGTCGGCCATGCACCGGGTCAGGAATGCGCCGTGTCGTTCTTCTGCTTTTGGTTGGACAGCCATCTTATTCGACCTCCGTCGTCGTTTTCGTTTTTTCGTATCGTCCGACCCATAGCCCTGCTCTTCCCATTTGGAATGGCAGAACGCTGCTCGCTGGTCGGGATCGGGGAATGTGTCGCTGGCCTCCGCATCTCCCATGCAGCGGGAGACAAACTCGTCCTTGGTTTCTCCTGATCTCGGGTCCGGCATCAGATGTCGACCACCCCCGACGCATCACAGCGGCAGTTGATAATATTCCCTGCACTCCCGGCCCGATCGCCGGGATACATCAACAGTTCGCCGGATACCACGAACGGGCTTTTGTTGGGGACCGTCTGCCGGTTTGGTCCGGCAGGCGGGTTGGCGTGGTCGAACCCCCTTGGCGGCCCCCCCCGTCTGGTGAAGTTGTCGATGGTGGAGATCCAGATTTTACTGGGGGTCTGGTGGAGGTTTCTGACGGTCTGGGATGAGTGGTTCATGGCTGACGTGCCCTCGGTGCGGGCTATCGTCATCGCCTGATCCTTGTATGCCCCTCGCCGGATAAGGCTCTTGATCTCGGCTTCGAGTTCCCGTCCTCCCCATCCCTCGATGAGTCCGTCAGCGATGACCCTCTCGATCTTCTTTCGCTGCGTCTCGGTGATCATCGTCCACTGTTCGACCTCACGCCCCTTGAGGTACAGGATGATGTCCTCCTGCACCTCGGGTGGCATTTCCAGAAAGATGCTCGGCGCACCTCCATACTCCTCGAAGAACTCGACTGCTGCCAACGGAGGCGAGACAGCGACACCGCCTTCCTCCTCGGCCTGACGGACCCAGCTCGCTGCCACGAGTTCGTCGGGTTCCGGCATCTCGACGCCCAGTTGCGTCATCTCGAACTTGGCACCGGCGAGCATCGCCGCCACCCAGCTTGGCCCGACGGCTGTGCGCCACATCTGTGCGTCGTTTTCTACAAGGAGGTTCTCCAAGAGCAGGTCGCCTGACATCGACCCGCCCATCCTCTCGACCACAGCATCGGACAGCTCGTGGAAATACCCGGTCACCGATGCGGCGATCTGGTCTTCGTGATGCTGCCTGAGTTTTCGCCAAGCCTTCCCGACCCGCTCCACCCGAGCCTCCTGCCACACCGATCTGGGTGTCAGGATTCCTTGTCGTCCTTGTCGCCTTTGGCCAGCAGTGCGTGCCAGTCCTTTCGAGAGCAGTTCCCTTCTCTCGGATCGCAGCACTTTTTCTTTGACTGCTTGACCGTTTCCGTTGCCGCCTGTGATTCGGTATCGGTGGTCATCGAGTTGGTGACCGCGCTCTTGATCTTCGCCATTGGTGTTACCCTTTCCATTTCGGCCCGGCTCTTTGCCGACCTTTTCTGCATCCGTTGAACCCATCGGTATCGAGACCGTGGTGACATATAGCTCGTTGGCACCGGGATCATCGACCGCCTCCCGGCCTCGGGAGATGCGCCGTTCGTTCGGCGTGATGGCTCCCATAGTCCAGTCCAGCTTGACCTCCTCGCGTTCCGCCTCGGCGTCAGCGGGGCGTGCATCGTCGAACCAGATTCTCAGGTCGCTGCCGAATCTCGGTGCCAGCTTCTCGGACATGATTCCGGCCAGCAACGAGAGCAGCGGGTTGATCGTGTTCTCGCAGAAGATCAGGTTCGCCCCGTAAATTGTCGCGCGGTTGATATCAGCCGTGATCCCTGCGATGACCTTCGGCACGCCGTGCAACGCCAGCACCTGATCCCGCACTTGGTCGATTGTTTCTGGGAAAGCCATCTCGGCAGGCTTCATCGAGAATGGGCTGACCTTCATGCCCGGCGGTGCGATGATCGGCTCACCCGCTCTGGCCGTCCCGCCATAGCGAGCGACAAACCGATCCTTGACCGCCTTCAGAACATCGGGGTCCGGCTTGGCATACTGCTCGCGGTCCAGTTCGATGGAGACGCTGGGGAGTGGGCCGTTCCTGAACGTGTTCCATCTCGCCTTCTCGACACTCTCGGAGTTGTCGATCCACTGGCTTCCCGCTGCGGTCGGGCTGTGGCACTTGGACTTGGAGATCGGGCTTTTGTGTTTGCCGGTGATGATCTGGTCGGCGGGGATGGGCTTGGCTCGCTGGCGGTCTCCGTCGGGCGTGACCGTGTAGGATTCGATGCTGCCGCCCTTGTCATAGTTTGGCTTCACCCACTGCGTGGGGATGACCCACATCTGGGTTGGGATTCCCGCGTTGTTGGGAATCAGCCACCAGTAGAACTCCCCGGTGAGCTGCCAGAACATGATCGTTTCATAAATGAAAGTCCCCCACCAATCTTCTGGATTGACTTCGTGGAGGAGTCTCAGCAGCGGGTGGCTGGAGTCGACGGGTTCCAGTTCCTCGTGGAACTGGACGATGCTCCCGTGCTGTTTCCTGATGTGCTGCATCTGCTTGACGCCGAGGGTCTGAGAGGACTCTCCCTCGCCCACCGCTCGTGACACTTTCGGGAACTGCTCGGAAATCTTGTATCCGATCCGAGAGATCGCAACATAGTTCCACAGCGTAAAGTGCCTGACCAGTTCCTCGTCGGAACCGGAGTCCGGCCCATAGCCAAGGTAAGATCCATATTGCCCCTCGGGTCCGAGTTTGGTGTAGATCGTTTCTGACGCCGCTTGGATCTCGGCGCGGAGGCGATCATTGTCGTCACGCAATCTGCGTCGGCTTTTGAAAAAGTCGATCACTACTTGAGTCTCCAGCCCAGCTCGTCGCACAGCATTCCTGCCGCGCGATACACACCTGCCAGCACTCGATCATTGTACCGCCGGTCGAGAATCAGACCAACCCGATTTAGTCGCCCGTCCAGTTCGACGAACTCATCAGCGATCAACAGCTTCAGCACACCAGCCAGCGGGCCGCACTCGATCCGCCTCCGGTGCATCCGGCAGGCCGGGTTCTCGCACCATTGCTCGGTCGGTGCGATCTGTCGTCGGGGTTGCCTGCACGCACGGCACGGTCGCTGCCCGATCCGGTGTGGTTGCACCAGCCCTGCCCGATAGGATCCGTCCTCGCCGTCGTCGAACATCGCCCCGGTCAGCCGCACCCGCATGAGGTGATGGCTGGCGATCCGGCTGATCGGTTCGGCGAACCGCAACAGGACGACCGACCCCCGCAGCTCATCGGGCAGGTGGGCCGTGTCCCGGCGCACTCGGTCGTCAACGGAAGCAGGCATGTCCGCATCCTATCGCCAGTGGCGGGGGCCGGTCAACGATTTCCAGACACGAACAGCACGCACCACCACGCCAC